AGCTTTATTCTCCATTTCCCCGGAGCGGATTTGGTTTGCCGTAGACAGTTTGGACAGCAAGTCCTCATTCTGACCGGCCAATCCGTTCATATAGCTCTGCTGGGCAGCAGGCACGGTGTAGTCCGTGTCATAGCCACCGGCCATATTCTCTTCTGCGTTAGTCTGCGTGTCTGCTGCTGCCAGCTTAGAAAGCGCCGCATAGTCTCTGGCATAATCGCCGAACACATCAGCGTTGCCGAAATTGGAAGACTGGGCACGGCGATTGAGAATATCATCCACCGCACCCTCTACCATCTTAGCGAATGTACCGTTACGGTAAGGGCCAATTGCGCTGAGTTTTTTGTCATAGTCGTTCCTGTTTTTCTGTGCATTCTTGGTTGCCGCAGACTGTTTCACTTTGCCAAGCGCTTTTCTGGCCTTAGAACTGTAACTCATCCAATCCCTCCTTACTTCTTGTTAAGAATTTTCCGCTGCAGTTTGTTGTTCCGATCGGCAATAGCCCTTTCCTGTTTGCGTGCCTGCTGGCTCTCGTTCAGGTTGCCGTAATACTGCTGTTGACCGGAGGCAAAGCTGCGATCATCGTTCCATTTCGTGTAACCGTTGGAATAGGAAGTATTGAACCGATTCGTGTTGTAATCCATCTTGTTATAGGCGTTGCCCACAGCGTCCTGATACCGTCCATACTGCTGCTGATTCACACTATCAAGAAGGTCATAGGCGTTCTGCTTGCCTTGCTGCTGTTGGTCATACTTTTGATATGCCAGGGATAAAAGCTGCGACTGTATATTAGACAGATTGTTCAGCTGTGCCTGGTTGGCAGCATTACCCGCCGTAGTCGCCGCAGAGGAGGCATAGCCACCTGTTGCTGACGCCATCTGGCCCATAGTGTCAAGCATATCATTACGGCCCTGCGCCTGGTACTGTGCCTTGTAGGCCTGGTATGCAGCGTCATTGTCTGCGTCATAAGAAAACTTTGACTTTAAGATGCCACCCAACATGTTTTGCAGCCGGGCGGTATAGTCCGTCAAGCCGTTTGCCTTGGCATACCCGCCATAGCCGCCGTTTAACAGAGAATTGTAGCCTTTGACACTGGCGTCCATGTCCTTCTTTTCCTTGGACTTCATCAGTGCTTTATAGTCCTTGGAATTGGTCCATCCGCCGCCATACTTATTGACTGTTTTTGTCCAGCTGCTTAGGTTCTTTTGCGCAGCCGTCTGTTTGGGCTTGCTTTTCTTCGGTTTGCTCTTTGCCATTTATCTGATCCCCCATATATACGATATTGTTCGTGCTGTGATCGTCACGCTGCCGCTTTTCACATTGGCAGAATAGCAGTTGTCGATCGTTACCTTATTTCCTGCATAGTCGCCGTCCACGGACCACACAGTTAAGTTGTTTGTTGCGCTAATGTTCGTATGCGATCCGCGAACGGCAGTGCAGCTACGGTCTCCGTCCAGAATAGGGCACAGGGCGTGCATCCAGCTATTGCTAAAGCGGATAAGCAGAAAGCGGTAGTTGTCCACGCTGTCATTCAGAGTGATCGTATCGCCAGCCTTTGCGGTACTCCCGCTGAACAGTAGAGCGGATGACCGACCGTCCCGGATCATCTCGTCTACCTGCTCCGTTTTCAGGCCTTTTGTGCTCTGCTGATCACTGTCTCCGCCATTGGTTAATGACGCCAAAAAAGTCCGCGTCAGGTTCTGTTCATCCATGTTGTTCAGCGCATAGTTCAACTTATCTGCCATCTGGTTCAGGTACAGATACAGACGCTGTATCCGCTGACTATCCGTTACGCCGTCAGACGGCTTACCAATGTTAAAAGTCATAAGTCACTCCCTAATGTCATTGTGTTTGCAATACTGATCACCCGAACATCTCCGCAGCCTTCCAGCCGCAGCGCATAGTGATCACAGGCTTGCGGAACGATATTCAGCACTTCCGTCTTAGGTGTACCATTACCGGTCAAAACACCCATTTGGATCCACTGCCCGCTGCTGTCGTACTGAATAAACGCTTTGAGCACAGCGCCCAGCGCAATCTTAGCCCGCAGGTTAATACGGCTGACGATCTTCTTATCCGGGTACGAAAAGTCTATGGCACCGGTCTCCGCGTACCATTCCACCTTGTCTTCCGTTTTGTACAGTTCCAGTCCGGACAAAGCGGTCTCGTTGTGTCGGCCAAGCTCATGGAAAATACAGTTCGGGTCCATTGCATAGACCGACCCGGTGTAATCCGTGATAAAGTGCAGATACCGCATTCCGTTCAGACGCACCCACAGGCCGGTATTCAGGTCATAGACAAAGGTCTCGTAGCCGCCGTCCGTCTCGTTCTTCATGGAAATATAATACTTGCCAAGGGAACTTCCGGCGTTGGCTTCTGTGTATCGTGTGTTACCCAGGGCAGCGGAAATGTTGGTCACCGTGCTGCCATCAAATACACACACGCCGTCCAGCGACTTATAGAATACTGCTCCATTCAGCACCGCCAATGAGTCGGAGCAGTCATTTTCAACGCCGCGATCTTCAATAGCAATGCGTTGGTATGCCGCCGGATAGCCGCCGTAAATGCCATAAATCTTATTTTGTTTGAAGAAGTACGGCATATCGTTTAAGGATACTGCGCCGGTAAACGGCTCATCATCACCCAGGGACAATGCGTAGGAATCCGATGCCGTATTCTCAAAGCAATACCAGTTGGTCGGATCGCCCAGCTTGCTGGCGTAGATTTGGTTAATATGCTTACCTGCTGAATCTTTGCCGTACTTGCAGCCCCACACGCGGTTTTGTGAAACGGTGACGAAGTCAAATTCCGGAAGCACTTTTTCTATTCTGTTTGGACAGTGATATGTGGAATCAATAGCACGCAGAAGCCCCTTAACTATCATCCAGCTGCCATCATCTGCCACAGAGTGCACATTCACCCACTCTGTTGTAAATGCATCATCCGGAGACAGCCTGATTGTGTCTCCAGCTTTGACGGACTGGAGCACATCATCTTCGATCTCTGTTGTGTCAATATGTACATAGGTCACTGGAAGAGCAATCCAGGCGTCTGCAGTAGAGGAATAGGATTTATACACCGGTGCGTCTGCATTTGTCGTATCGAGCCAAAATGTATAGAACCAGGTATTGGAGAACAGCACATTGTCCTCTGCCACCCAGGCACCATCCTCTTTTCTGTACAATGTGCCTTGACTATACTTCTTCAAACCACTGCCTGTGGTCCCGGTGGTATCCAGCCAAAAATCATAATTACCCACTCCAGGGTCTTTGTCTTGCCGCTTCCACTTAGCTGCTGCACACAACAACACAAGCGCACCATGCTCGTCCACAATTCTCAAGTCGCCATTAGAACGCACAACATAGGTACCTACAGCAGCGCCCGCCGGTTTGCTTGCGCCGCAATACAACCTTGTGTGAAGCGTTCTGTCTTCTGTACACATCGTGCAAACTAAGTTTTTGCTTGCTGTGGCCTTAAACGCCAGCGGCAGCACACCCTTGCCCGGTTCTTCCGTGTCAAAATACAATCCGTATGGGAAGATTAGGATTTTCGTACCAAAGTTCAGCATTTGTAATTTGCCGTACACGGTCGCAAGATTCTGCTTACTTAGATCAATGGCGTATCGCCTTTCGGCGTAATACAAAACATCCGCCAGTACCGATGCTATGTGTCCATTTTTTATCATGCACCCAGAATTGTTTCGCTGAACAGCATTTTTAATGGTCATGATATCTGTTATATCTGATTGAAGAATACGATTTATATCATCCTGATATTCATCCAGCATTTTCTTTTTCAATTCGTCATCTGCGATTTTCTGCTCTTCCTCTGTTGCTTTTTGTTCTCTATACTCCATACCTTCATTGCAATAATATCTCATCACCACAACAAGTTCATCTTTTGTAGGAACAAACTTTTCAACATAACCTTTACGATAATCATAGTGCCACTCTCTATCATAAAAAGTAGCCAACACTTTTCCATCGTTAGCGGACTTCACATAAAAATCCACGCTTCCACAATCGGCCAGCCGACAAGTAGGTTCGCCCGGACCAGACGATATAGTAACCTTATCCGCCATAGCACTTATGAACCTCACATGAAATTCAAATGTCATGCGACGGTCAAGAGAAAATACAGTCTTGCCATCTGGTAACGGTCTGCCGTAATAGTTGTCTAAAATCGTAAAAGAATATTCATCACTTGTGGTTGTGATACTATTAGGCACTACTGTCCCATCCTGTAATGAGAACCACTCGTACTCGGTCTCTTTGCCTATTTCAGGATATTTGTACCGGTTCATCGGTGCGCGGTTGGACAGCATAGGGTAATCGTCCAATGTGATATTCTCGGTATTAAAGAACTCGCCAGCCTGCTGCACAACTCGGTGGTTATAGCCCAGGAATGTGGAGATCATCTCTCGGTTGTTGCTCACATTACTAAGCACTGGTCTTTGCATACTCGCACCTCCTAAAAGCGCAGCGGCACATTCTTGGCCGCGTGCGTGCGGTTGTACTGGTTACGGAATGAGGCCAGCATTGTATTGAATACAGAATTTACAGCGCTGTATCGGTTGAAGTCACCGGTGTACAGCAGCATTTGGGACTGCAAGTAGTGTATATAAAGTTCGTCATAGGGAGACGGCACAAGCAGTTCCTGGGTATTCGGCGTTTTCTCCGTGTACCCGGCAAAGGCAGGTGCGCCCTCTCTGGCGTCCATAATTTCCAATTTGATTTGTTTATCCAGTCTATTCAGCCAGGCGATTTTTTCGTTCATCGAAAAGGTCGTGTTGGGGCACAGCTTGTCCGCCTGGTTGACTGCTTCCGCAATCGTCATATTGTTGTTCCCTCCTCATAGTAAAAAGGGCAGACGGAATATTCCGTCCGCCCTTTGTCGGTTACATACCGGCTGCCTGTGCAGCCAGCTTTTGAATGAGCTTGGCATTCTGCATTTCCATGTCGATACGCTGATTGACGATAATTGCAATCGGCTCCGGCACCTCAACAGGAATTCCTCTTTCAATGAGAAAATCCCCAACGCCGCCTACGGAAGCGAACATGTGGGTTTCCCCATTAAGCATATCCATAGGAATTGTAACGGTTACCTTTTTCCACTTGGATGCAGTAGTCTCTTGTTTGTCTGCCATGATTAACTCTCCTTAAACAGTCGTAATGTTTGCTTCCACTGCTGGATCAGCACTCATATAGCTGCAACTCTCGAATCTGATAATGGCGTAATCGTTCAGAAGGGTACAGCAATGTGTGGCCTTCCAACCAGTAGAACTACGCTGATTCAGCGGATCATCGCCATAGCCCAACGGCTTAACGATATAATCCAAACCCAAGCCTTCCAGTTCAGTAACGCCATAGGCATTGGCACCCAGGAACAGCGTACCATATACGGCCAGCTTAGAACCGGAAGTCTGCTTGTACACGGCAGCGTTAGAAGTCTCAATGAAGCGGCACTTGCCGATCTTACCGATCTCGCCCTCAAAGAGTGCTGTGGTATCTGCGTACTTGTGCATCTCTTCCCACTCGTTAGACAACATGATGTCCGTAGCAACATCCGGATGGATAATGCAAACATAATAGCCGTCAATGGTGGTGATATCCCGGCGCTTCAGTCGGTTCACCATCTTCTTTACATCAGCCACGGTCAGTTTGTCAGCCGCAGTCAGACTTTCTCGCGTGGTCTTGCCGCCAGCAAAGCACACGCTGCCGCAATTCTGCAGTACATTGCGGGTGACCACATCAATAGTGTTACCAGCCTGGTTACCCTGCTCCTTACAGTCCTCCACGATCACATTATCAAACGCGGTGGTCTGCAGCATATCGGTGTGTTTGATGTAGTCGCCGTACTGGCTTACATTGCCCTTGATAGAAGTAACGGTACGCTTAGTGCCTGTAGGCGTTACACCTTCCACCAGCGGCTGCGTTGCCGGGGGCAACTGGGAGAACTTACGCCACTCAATGGTTTTGCCAGAGCCCTTAGGAATATTGCGTTTTTGACCGAACTGCGTATGTACCATCTTAGGTGTTGCGTTCTCCAGCAGCTCCTTGACATAGTATTCCTTGATTTCAGCCGCAAGGCCGGTGTCAGTCGTTGCAGCCATGTTGGCGGTGCCATCGAACAGCTGCAGGTTCATTTTCTTATTCATGTTTCCTCCGTTTCTGACAGAGGATCGGTTTTTACTTGCCGCTAAGGAATCGTTTGATATCCTCCGGCGTTTTCAATTCCCCTGTCGCAATTTTCTTGTTGATGAGTTGGTGCTGCTCTCTTGTCAAGGCAGCAATGTTGACAGAAGTCTTGACCGCAGGAGCGGTAGAAGATGCGTTCTCTTTTGGCACATGACCGCGTGAGCGGATCGTGTCCGCAGCGGCTTTCGCTGTACTCTGAGCGGCAAACTGCATTGCGCCACCGGTGAGCTCGGTAAGGTGGCGTGCTTCAAAGGCAGTCTTTAGCGTGATGCCGGGGCATTTTAACAGAGAGACAAACTCAGGATCTGCCAGTTCTGCATCCAAGTCAAATGCGTCCCCATACAAGGACTTGACCGCCTCGCTCTCGTCCAGCCACTGCTGGTACTGCTGTGCTGCTGCGTCCTGCCGTTCGCGTTCCTGCATTTCCTGGCGGAATGCAGCGTTTTCACGCTCCAGCTTGTGCATCTGCTTCAGTGACTCGATTGGCACACCCTTCTCAACTGACTCCTGCTCGTAAAAGCTGTTGTCGTCTTCCAGGGCCTGCATGAGTGCCTCCGGGTCCGTAGCGTCTGCGCCGTACTTTTCGCCCAGCAGATCAAGCAGGGGCAACACCCTGTCATACTGTGCCTGTGCGGCTTCATCAGCACGGAACCGCTTCTGCATTGCAGCGTTGATGTGCTTTTGATACGCATTTTTGTACTTGTCCTTAATCAGAGCCTTAAACTCTTTGTCAAGGTCTTCCGCTGTGCTCTCATGAGCACCATCCTGCGTGGCGGGCGCAGTATTGTCTGCCGTATTGTTCTGCGTGGCGGGCGCACTGCCGGTGCCGTCTGCTGCACCGCCCTCACCATCGAAAAGCTGCAGCAACATGGGCATTAATTTGTCTGTTCTCATAGGAACTCCTTTCTGTCCGTATCAGGTGGACGAACCCTTTACTCGCATAATAACAAAAGAGGGGGCGATCATGTCACCCCCCCTTTCAGCTTATTTGGATGTGCCCCGGATAGCTCTCGGCCAGTATTTCCATCCCGCACCGAAAAAAGGTAAACGCTGCCGGCACCGTGCTCTCATTTTTCATCGGTGCGCAACGAATACACACATTTCCCGGAGAAATCTTGATCTGTGGTTCACACAGTAGAGCGCCAGCTACATACGCCCTACGCACGACTTCCGCCAGCGTGCAGGTAAGGGCAGAAATAGCAGTGCATACCAGGTCATGATCCTGTTCGTTGCGTGGCGCATCGGCGTGGCCTTTCAGTTCTACGGCGCAAGCCCCAATATGTACCGCAGTCATTATTCCGGACTCGTGCTTGTGGCTACTCTCTTGCGTGCCTGCGTTGCAAGAGAGTTGTCCTGGTATTTGTCTGTGTTACCTAAGCTGTCGCTGGCGGTCGGCGTTGTGTCCACCGACTGCGTGTCTGTCACCGCCGCACCGCTCATTGCACCCGGTGTCATATCCTGACCACTCATCAGATCTTGACCAGTCAACTGCTTGATGATCTCATTACTGGTGTTCAGTGCCTGTGTCATTTGCTGAATCGTGTTCCACATCGTACCGTTTGCCTGGACCCGCTGCACTATGCGGTCTTTGTGGTTAATATCCATCATATCCAGAAGTGCCAGTGCCTGATCTGCGTTCTGCGGGTTCAACACGCCCAGGTTGTACATCTGCACTGCCAGCTCATTTTGAGCCAGTTTACTGTAAGGGCTGGCCTTGCTGGCCGATACATCTACATCGAAGTTGGGCATTTGGTAATACTCATCGTCCGGAAA